GTCCCAAAGCGGGGCTTATGTAGTTCTTCAGGTCCGTCAATGTCGTCAAATCAACCGCATGAGGCATCTGATCTACTCCACCTTGATGCGCGCACTCTGCTTGCCAGCAACCTTGACTTCGCCCGGAACTGGCAAGTTCAAGTCCTTTGCGTTCGCGGCGATGGCGTCAAAGTCCTCTTGGCTCACCGTCATGCTGACCGGCGAAATCGTGAAGCCGATAGCCTGCAACTTTGCGACACTCTCCTCTTGCACGGTCACGAACCCGGTATCGTCTGCTTGGTAGTTCCTGCCATCGACAGAAACCTGCGAATTGCCTTCAGGACACTGCAATCTGACCATTTCATTCCCTCCAAAAAATAAGGCAGGAGGCGTTTGGTTGCCGCCGCCTGCCTCATTGTAAATCCATCCGTAGGTTAGAACGTCTGGGTTCCCGTCGGCTGGTTGATGTTGGTCAGGATGGCGAAGGCTGGAGCGAAGTACAAGGCGAATGTCTCATCGACATACACGCCGTACTCATTGCGCCGGGTGCGCAGCGGCCAGGACACTTGCACATAGTCCTGACGGACACGCGCTTCGAGGATGTTGGCCACGCCGCTCAGGGGGTACGGAGAGCGATCGGACCAGAAGAGAATCGTGCCCGGAGGCAGGTTGGGGTGCGTTTCAATCGGCAGCGTGTTGCCGTAGATCTTGTTCTTGTAGGCGTTGACCGCGCGCCCGGCAACGATCTGAGAACCGCTTCCCGAGTCCGCCTCAAACACCATGCGGAGGCTGTTGTTGGTGCTGGCCGTGTTCAAGAACTGAGCGATGTTCGAGTTCAGGTCGGTGGAGCTGACGAGAATCCGGTCAAAGCCAATCTTGTACTGGTCGTAGGCAGCCTGGAAGACGGCATCGAACTCGGTGATGCTGGTGCCAGCGATGGTCAGGCCGGTGTTGCCACTGGCACCTTGGAAGATCAGGGCGCCGGAGCCTGCATATCCGAGAGTTCCGCTGGCCACAACGGGCAGGTTCGGGTTGGTTGCCATGGCGGTGCCAGGAGCGGAACCGGATACGGAACCGTTGATCTGACTGAGAATGCCATCGGGCAACAGGGTATTTGTCGAGTTGTCCTGATACGCACCATTGACCTGGAGAGCGGTAATCAGTTGATTGGTGGTGGACGGGACCGAGCTGAACTTCGCCTGGTTCGTGGTGGTGATGCCCTGGAGCCGGGCCGCGCCGGTCGTGGTCCCGAAGTACCAAGCGTAGGCTACGGCGTTGACCACAGGCGTAACGGTTGCGGTGATGATCTGGCCGGCAGTCGGGGTGATGGTGGCCTGCGCGGAAGGCTGAGCCGATCCGCCGCCCACGTTGGTGATGGTTCCCGTGGTGCTGGTCAACGTGACCTGTCCGGGGATGCCGTTGGCCATGCTGCCGGTACGCCATCCCGCATGACTGAGGGCAACGCATACGAGGTAGTAGGGAACGTTGGAAAGCGCCGAAGTAGTGCCGGCGGCGGTCAAGGTGGGCGTGGGAGTGATACCCAGCGGGGTGGAGGCGTTGCCGCCGATGAGCGTCTGCTCTTCGCCCACCATGACACCTTGCAGCGTGGCCTGAATCGTCACGCCTTGAGCATCGGGCTTGAGGTTGAGAGCGGCCAAGCGCGCTTCCCAAGACACGGAACCTTCGAGGCCCATTGTCTTGTAGCTCGCCAGTTGGTCCTGAACTGTGATGGCGGAAGCGGCCGCGCGCTCGCCCTCGGGGACGCCGATGGATACGTTGTTGACGTTGATGCCGGTGACCCTCTTCCAACGGTGCGCAGTGCCGCCATCGGCGGGGACGCGGGGGAGGCTGGAGATCAGCGGAATCAACTGCTTGAACGGGTGCATTTCCTGAACGATGCGGCTCAGGTCGTACCACACCAGCCCCGTGTTCTGGTCAACAGTGTCGGCCTTCGCGAGAGTGCCAACACGCTCGTCAATGGCCTGCTTGAAAGTGTCGCTTTGCAGGAACTTCTCGAATTCATTCATCTCAGATTCTCCTATTGCCGAGTTGCTGACTACGAACTGGAACCGCTGTGAACTGCGCTGACCGGTCTAGTTGCCGCCCAGGTCAATCTTGAAGTTGGGGTCATTAATCGACTTCGCAAACCCGCTGCCAGGGGTGCACATCAGACCGAAAGCGCGCGCCGTGGCCTGCTCAGAGCTGCGCTGGTCGTTCGGATCAGCTTCGGAGAGCGATTTGTTGATCATCCGGTTGAAGTCAGCCTTGCCGTCGCTGGCCGGAAACACATCGCTGGTCGAACTGGCAACGAACAGCTTCGGGCGGCGGCCGGCGGAGGGCTGATTCTCAATCACGGACATCTGACCCTTGAGGAAGGCGTTGTCGGCAATCAGCGGGGCGGTAGCTTCGGCCACAGCGGCCTTGACCATCGTCGCAATCGCAGACGCCGAATATGGCGAGTCGCCAGCGCCGCGGAAGGTGTTTCCCTCAACTTCGCCTTCAGTCATGCGCCGGGGGGAAAGCTCTTCCACGTTCTCCGAAGCAGGCTCTTCGCCCAAGTCGGTTTCCGCCTTCTCTCCATCCCATCCGGTCATAGCCTTGCCGAGTGCGGCATGAGCCAGTTCGTGATGGTCGGCAATGTCGTTCATGTGTCCCGAAAGCGCCGTGAGGTGCTTCTTGAACTCATCGCCGCCGTCGGCCGCCTTGCCCATGCACTTGTGGAGGGCTTCAATCTCGTCGACCGCCTTGCCGTGGGAGGCCGAAGCCTTCTTGATGTGGTCATCGGCCTTCTTTATGGCCGCCTTGCTTGCCGCCGTGAAGCGCTTCTGGAGTTCCATAGCCATGATTGTTTTCTCCTCTTTGGTGCTGCCCGGCCAATCGGCGGGTAGAAGGTGTGTTGCGTTCAGCGCTTTCGCGCGTGCGATGATGTGAGCCTTGGCTTTCTCGGGGTCCGATGCGCGGCCAATGGCTTGGATTGCGTTCTCGAGATCCTTCACGTTCTGAACCGGGAATGAACCGTCGGGAAGCGCAACCCCCGTGCTGCCGAGGTGCTTGCGTTCCTTTTCGCTGAACTCCCGCTTCTCAAGGTCAACGCCGTCCGCAAACTTGGCGGTCAGAGTGGCCATCTCATCGGCGGTCAGTTCGTCGGACTCAACAGGACTCGGATTCGGGTCCTGTGCGGCTTTGGCAAGGTCAGGAAGGGCAATCTTCCCCATTCCGAGAATCGTCCGGAACGTGTCAAGCGCCTTTTCCATCAAAGTCTCATTACTGGTTTGATTCTCCATCGACCCTCCAAAGGCGAGTCCTCCGGCGATCTTGCAAACATCGATGCGGCAGTCGGAGTTCGCCGGCCGGTCAACGAGGCTGATCTCTCGCAAGGAAAGCGCCTTGACCACATCGCCAACCTTCTCCAGCTTGGAACCGCCGATACTGAAGCCCTTGTAGACGCCTTCCTTGCACAGTTTCCATGCGGCGGGATCAACGATCTTGGCACCGATGTAGAGCCCTTTGGCGTCAATGTGGGCCTCTTTGGTCACGCCAACGGCATTGTTGGTGTGCATGGTCCTGATGTTCGCCCACTTCATGTAGTCGGGGAGGGCGGCCTTGATGGCGTCCAGCGGAACAATCTCCCCTTGCAGGTCCTTCGATGGCGTTGAGGCATAGCCCCAGACCATTCCGCTCTGCGCGTCCACCTTTTCAATCGGGAGAAATACGCTGAAATCGTCCATCTGGCTCCTGTAAACGCAAAAAGGCCCGGACGATTGAGCTTTGATAAGCCGTCACGTCCGAGCCAGATTGTTTCTGTACCCGTCGATTGAGATATTACCACACGGGAAGCGGTAAGCACTTCAGGACAAAAAGAGCCCGACATCTTCGCAGGATGCCGGGCAGGAGGACCATGTGTTCCAAGGAGGTCGCCGGTACCACCGGTCTACTTGGATTCTACGCGAGTCCTGTCGGCCTTGAGTTTCTCGACAATCTCCGCGGCGACCTTTCGATAGGCATATGGATTGTCTGGGCCTTTGGCTATAAGCATGTCGGCAATCTTATCGGCATCTGTCTTGTGGATGGCTTCGATGCGTGCGCGGCGTGCGGCAAGCATTGCGTCCACTTTGAAAGATCGTTCCTGCTCAGTCTGGCAGCCTGGGCCAAACTTTACTGCCTCATTAAACGTGACAGGACTCAGCAGTTCATCGGCAATCAAGCGTGCCGCTGCGTTCATCTTTTGGTATGCGGTTCTGCTTTCCCCAGACTTGTACGTGTTATAGGCGGTCAGCGCCTTCTGGATCAGGTCTCCGTCGAAGTCGAACGGTGCTGGTGCTTTGCGCACGTTGCGCTTGGCGAGAGTGCGGTTGATTACGGCTATTGCTTCCGCTGATACTCCACCATAGATGGACACGTTTAGTTCATTGCATTCCTTATCGCTCAGCGGCGCTCCCGGTTCCGTGGGGGCGTACTGCACATGCGGGGCGATAGTGGTAATGATTTCATCAGGATCGAGAATCTTGACGAGGTTCTGTTTCGCCATTGCAGCATCGTGCCATGCACGCTTTGCATTTTGTCTCTGACTTTCGGTTAGTTCTGGCATTTCATCTCCTTGTGTCCTGCTGTTGGTTAGCTTCCAAGTTCCACGGTTGCCACTTCGCCCAAGTGCATCCCGCCGATCATGACCCTATCGGCTACCTCTTCGAGCGTCTTCTTTCGGTCCCACACGAAGTTGAACGCCGCAGGACCAACCTGGACCATACGGAACTCGTCGTTGGGAAACTGCGTTTCGAGCGAGTCGGCTACGTTGGACAGCACATCGAACTCGCCGCCAGGCTTGAATACCTTGCCTTTGCCGGCTGCCAAG